CTACGGCGAGGGGACACACGACAAGCTCCGCAAGGCGAAGGTCCCGAAGGGGGCCCCGAATGCCGGCGAGGACGTGTTCGACAAGGAGGCGTGCGATCTCTATGAGAGCTACGCCCCGAAGTCGAAAGTCCCCGACCTCGGCCCCATCGTGAAGAACGGGAAGAAGGTGACGGCCCAGGACCTGACCCACGACACCTCAGGGCTCAGTCTCTACCCGGCTTTCGACGATGCCTTCGGAGAGGGCGTCACCGTCATCGCCCCCGAGGACATCGAGATCACGAAAGCGTCAAGCTCGAACCCCGGCGATGCCTGCTACGCCAAAGGTAAGAGCGGACTGCAGTACTGGTTCGGGCATCTGACTAGTGCCCCAGCCGTGGGCAAGAAGATCGCGAAGGGCGCGAAGGTCGGGGTGACGTGCCACAACGAAGTGGGTGGCGGACCTCACTGTCATCTCGGGATCAACGTAGAGAAACTGTGGGGATCTGGCAAGCAGATGACCCACCACACGAACTACTCCCACGGAGCTCCCTTGATCGGGGAGCAGCTTGAAGCAGGGCACGCGCTCTAGTAGGCTCGCTTCGCTGAGTTCGGTATCGCTGGGGTGGTGGCTGCCCCCCCTGCCCGGTAAGCCACCGGGCAGAGCGTGTGAAGCGGAAGGTACAGCCGCGGATCGCCTGGAGCGGACTCAGGGCGGCTCCTTCGGGGGCCGTCGGCATTGAGGGGCACCATGAAGCGATGGACTGGGGGGCTCTTGCGGCGTTCGTATCCGGCGTCGCTGCCATCCTGAGTTCCATGTACGCGCTCCGTAGGCTCCGGGCTCGAGACCGCGAGGAGTGTGCCGAGCGGATCGAGGAGATCAAGGTCGCGTTCCGCGAGGGCTACCGGATGCACGAATGAAGCTCGTTTGGTCAGCCATCGCCGCCTCTCTCATGCTTGCCGCCGGCGCGGGTTTCGCCACCGCCGTCGCCGTCGGCACGAACGCGAGCGCCGCGCGGACGGTCACGATCAACGTCGGCCCTCGGGGGCCTGCCGGTCCAGCGGGCCAACAGGGACCGAAGGGCGACGCGGGCGCGCGCGGGGACCCGGGGCCGCAAGGCCCGAAGGGTGACACGGGGGATCGGGGGCCACAAGGCCCGCCCGGGCTCGCGTGCCCCTCTGGATTCTCTCCCGGCGAGCTCGTCATCAACCATCCTGGGGGGCAGACGGTGACGTGGACTTGCCTCAAGGGCTGATGGTGGTGATTGTGTTCTCACTCGGGTTCGGGTTCGGCTTCATCGCCGCTCTCGGGCTCGTCTTGCTCTCGCTCAAGACAGGAGGTACGTGATGGCGAAGGCGAGGAAGGGCATGGGGTTCGAGGCCGCGGCCGCGTCGGCCGCCTCGAGTGCCGGCGTTTCGAAGGCTCGCGGTCGGGCGATCATCGCCGCCGGCGCGCGCAAGGCGTCGGCGAAGGCGAAGCGCAAGAACCCGAACCTGCTCAAGGTCTCGGGCGTGAAGAAGCCGCCGAAGAAGAAGGGAGGAAAGAAGTGAAGGCGATCACCCTCACCGAGGTCGCGCTCTTAGCGATCGCCCTCATCCTGCTCGTCGACGTGATCCACACCTGGTAATGGCCCGCTCATCGAACTTCGGAGGCAAGAAAGCCGCGCCCTTCGTCAAGGGAGGCGGACGCAAGAAGTCCTCCAAGAAGACGAGCGTGGGCACGCTCAAGAAGCGCGAGGCGGCGCTCGAGGCCAAGGGCGGGAAGAAGACCGCCGCCGAGAAGCGGCTCGAGGCGCAAATCTCGAAGAAGACCGGGAAGAAGTTCGTGGGGAAGCGGTGATGGCGAGGCGCAAGCCCCAGACGAAGGCCGGCAAGAAGGCGAAGATGAAGATGGTGATGGACGAGTTCAAGGCGGGTACGTTGCACTCGGGCTCGAAGAAGGGCCCGCGCGTGACCTCGCGCGATCAGGCCATCGCGATCGGTCTCTCGCAGAGCGGCCAGTCGCGCAAACGCACGACGAGGAGGAAGAAGTGAGTGAACCAGCGGCTCCATCGGTAGGAGAGCTCGGCGTCAACGTCGGCCGCTCTGGCGTCGAAATCTGGTGGGAGACAGGCGACTACGAAGGCCCCGTCATCATCAAGGCCGTGAACGCGGAGAACGGCGATGTCGGGATCGCGAAGGACACGAACGACGGCCTCCACTTCCTGACCTGGCCTCCGGGCACGTACACGGACGAGATCACGGTGTACAAGGACGTTCCGGATGATGCGGCGGCCGACTTCGAGGACGTCATCGCGAAGGGCACGATCACGGTCAACGTCACGGCGGGCGAATAGTTCATTCGACCGAGGGGGAGAGAGATCAGGGAGGTAAGTGACACGCGTCGTACTGCTCTTCATCGCGGGGCTGGTGGTTCTCACGTCAGGGTTCGTAGCTGCGAGCTACGCCTCAAAGCCGCCAGCCCCAGGACCGCCGACCGGGCCTGGGAATGTCTGCCCCCCGGGGCAGCACGGGGACCCGGCTGGTTCGACGAACTGCGTGCCGAACGGGAACGCTGGCGGGAACTGCGATCAGAACCAGTCGGGGAACACTGGCAACGGCTCCGGGAACGGCGGGAACGACAACGGGAACGGGAATCAGCCGCAATGCACGACCTCGAGCTCGACGACTACAACGACCTCGAGTACGACCTCAACGAGTTCCTCGACGACCACCTCTACTAGCTCGAGTACGTCATCCACCACGCCGACTACATCGACTTCTCCGGGCTCGACGACGAGCTCGAGCAGCGTGACGTCGACCTCTCCCCCGAGCTCGTCGACCGCGCCATCGTCGTCGACCACGACGACTTCGCAGGCGACTTCCACGACGACGTCGCAAACGAGCTCGACGACTCCTTCGAAGCCCACTTCCACTCCCAAGCCGAAGCCGCCGACGCCCTCCACGACGCAGAACTCGCGCATCAAGCATCCGCCGAAGACGCGGATGTTCGAGGGTCGTCCCCATCCGGTGGTAGTCGGGAACGGGTAGAGCGAAGATCGTTTCGGGTCTATTTCCGGCGCTTTTGGGTGCGAAAAGTTGCCATCCGTCCGATGGGTAGGTCACGCTGATCGCATGGCCGGATCAGTGACAGCACCAGCTTCACTCATCTCGCGGCTCCCCTCGGCGACGCTCAAGGACTCGCTGGGCAACGCACTCGCGTACACGCAACAGTCGCGAGCGCTCCAGCGTCTCTCCAAGCACGCGAACGCGCCGGGTGGATCGCTGCGACAGACCAACGGTCGCGCCCAGGCTCGGTTGCAGAAGCGGGCGGGAGAGTTGGGAATCATCCTCATCGAGGCGAGCGGAATCGTCGCGCTCGGCTGCAACGTCGGAACCAGGAATCCACCGAATGTCGCCACCGTCACCATCGACACGAACTCGGGGACGCCGGCGACGACTGACATCACCGCTTCTGAGCAGGACGCCGTGACCTGGGCGGGCGCGGGCCAGAAGACGCTCGCGGTCACCGTGCCGGCGAACTGCTCCGGTCAGCTGCTGGTGACGGTCTGATGGCTCTCTGCGAGTCGTCGGCGCCGATCACCCTGGCAACCGGCGGCTGCAAGTCGCAGGGGCGCTGGGTCGGTCCCGACGGGAAGGTTCGTTGCTCGCTGCACCACATCCAGGAGTTCGGTCACGCGGAGCCTCTCGTCAAGGTTGAGGGCTACGAGTCGCCGGCGGACGCTCCTGAACCGCAACCCGCATAGGAGGAAGAAGTGGCAGAGATCACCAAGAGCCACGTCGCGAACCTTGGCTCGCAGCAGGACCTGAGCCTGATCAAGCACGCCCTCGAGGCCGACGGCGAGCTCAAGGTCGTCGACGATCCGGAGCCGGAGCCCGAGGAGGACGAAGAGGGCAACGAGCTCCCGCCGGCGCAGACGATCGCCGGCCCGACCGCGATCAAGGTCGACGCGGACGAAAAGGCGGCGAAGGAAGCTGAGAAGGAAGCGGCCGCTGAGGCGAAGGCCGCAGAGAAGGAGGCCAAGGCGGCAGCGAAGGCGTAATGACCTGCTCTGCACTACCGCGAGGGGGGAGAGTCAGCCTGGTCTTTCCGGCTTCTCCCCCGGCGTCCTTCGTGCCGGTCACTGCCCCGGCCCACGTTCCGCCCTTCAACAACGTGACCGACAACAACCCCTGCGGCGTCCCGAATCTCTTGACAGCGGGGGGCGCAGACGTTTCAGCCCAAGCTCTCTGCATCGGCCACTACCAGATGAAGTACGGAGCCGGAGGCGTGCTCGCCTACAACGCAGCGATAGGAGCGACCGCGGGAGCTCCGGGCTCGTTCACGCCGGCCGGCACGACGCCACCGGCTTCTCCCGCTGATCTCATCGCCGGTCGACCTTGCGCCGTCACACCCTCGCCGGCGACAGCCTGGACGACAGGACAGTACGTCCAGACGCAGCTTGCCGGCACCCCCGGGCGCGCGTACTGGAATGGGTCAGCCTGGGTCGCCGGCACCGCGCCCTAGCCGCGTCTTCTTCGGTCGGGTCGTCCAGGTGATGATCCGCAAGGGCTGGCAACCCCCTCCCCCCAGTGACGTCGTCGCTCATGCGATCCTCGACGACATGTCCCGCATGAAGGAGGACTTCGGGGGCGTCTCCTACACCACCGGCCAGTCGATCAGGCGCTCGCTCGAGCTCACGAACGCCGAGAGGGAGATCCTCCGTCTACTCGCCGACGGCTTGACCATCGGAGAGGTTGCGGAGTGTCGCGACCGCTCGCGTGAGACGATCAAGACGCAACTCGACAACGCGAGGGGAAGGCTCATGGCGCGGAACGTGACGCACGCGGTCGCGCTCGCGATCAGGAACGGGATGCTGTGACTTACGACATCGCGCTCACCGAGGGCAGGTTCGGCGTCATCGCCCACGTCGCCGACTGCCCGCAGGCGCGCATGGAGGCGGCGATGGGCTACCCGGTCGCGACGCTCATCGGATGCAAGCGGCTCCCCGAGCTCCCCTTTCACTCCTGTCTCACGGCTTACACGACCACTGATGCCAGTCGTGACCGTGGACGAAGTAGCGATACGCCGCCCTAGACTGCGCCCAGGCGTTCCAGCCGTCGCCGTAGATCGACCGCTCGGTGCGGCCCATCTGGAAGAGGCCGTGGTACTGCCCGTTCTGCGCCCAGACGTGCCAGCGCGACTCGCACCAGGCGACTGAGACGGCCTCGTCGCCATAGCGTCCGAAGACGTGGCGGATGACCGAGCGGTTGTAGGACGTGGACTCCTGTGAAGATGCTGTTGCCGGGACAGCGAATGCAAGCAACGACAGTAGAATCGCCGCGAGTACGCGCATGAGTGGGACCTCCTGTGCGGACTTGCGACGGGGAAACCGAAGGCATCTTGCTCGTGCGTGCGAGGGCCAAAGGCGACCCCGTCGCTTCGTCTGGGATGTGAGTCGGGGATACTACTGGGGATGACGGTCGCAGTCACCCCGATGCAGGAGAGACTGAACGAACGTCTCGAGCTCCTCCGGGCACAAAGGGCAGCAGCGACCACCCATCCGGCTGACTGGCTCCGATACACACGGGCAGTCGACCCCAAGACCGGCGACGAGTTTCGCTTCACCTTCGACGAGGGCTGGGAGTGGCAGCGCGCCGAGCTCGAGACGTACATGCGTGAGCAGGTCGTGCTCAGGCTCAAGGCTCGTCAGCTGGGCGTCTCCTGGCTCGGGATCGGGTACTGCACGTGGAAGTGCTTGACGCTTCCCGGGACGCGGACGCTCGCGGTCTCGATCAACGAGACGGAGGCGGTGAAGCTGATCAACCGCGCCTGGGATCTGTGGGAGAACAGCCCCGAGCACCTTCGCTTCGACGCGAAGGTCTTGAAGCCCGATCGCGGCCGCCCGAACCAGCGCATCGAGTGGGAGTTCGAGGACGGTCGCGTGTCGAGCCTCATCGCGATGCCCTCGACGCCCCGGGCCGGCCACGGCGAGACCGCGTCCGTCGTCTTCCTCGACGAGTTCGGCCGCCACCAGTGGGCGGCGGAGTCGTACAAGGCGATGCTCCCCACGGTCGCCGACGGCGGCCAGATGCTGATCGTGTCGACGGCGAACGGGTACGGCAACCTCTTCTACGAGCTCTGGACGGAGGCCGCGGACAGAGACATCTCCGCGATCTTCCTCGGCGCCGACAAGCACCCCGGCCGAAGCCAGGAGTGGTTCGCGCAGACGGGGAAGCGCCTCTCGAAGGCGGACATGTCCGAGCAGTACCCGATGAACGCCGCCGAGGCCTTCATGGGAACCGCCGGCTGCTGGTTCGACGTCGACGCGCTCGCGCGCTACGCGAAACGGATCCGCCAGCCTCTCTACCGCGGTCGCTTCCTCCCCTCTGAGGAGGGCGCGAGCGCGACCTTCCTGAAGCAGGAGAACGGCTGGCTCTGGGTGTACGACCTCCCCGACAAGAAGCGGAGCTACACCCTCTATGCCGACGTCGCCACCGGCCGTGGCACGGATGCGACGGCGGCCGTCGTGCTCGACCTCGAGACGATGAACATTGCCGCGGAGCTCCACGGGAAGATCGACGCCGACCTCGCCGCCGAGCAGATTCACTTCCTCGGTCGTTGGTACGGGACGGCCAGGATCGCGATCGAGATGGGTGGCGGCTACGGCGAGTCGATCGTCATCGCGCTCCGCGACGGCACGAAGGGACGCAAGCCGTACCCGAAGCTCTACCGCCACGTCCAGGACGACCGTCCCGACTGGAAGCAGAACGCCTCCTTCGGTTTCCCGATCACGACCAAGACGCGGCCGCTCATCATCTCCCAACTCGAGCAGGCGATCCGCGAGGAGACGCTTCCGCACATCCCCATGGGGACGATCCTCGAGTGCAAGACCTTCGTCCGCCAGGAGACGCTCCCCTCGCCTCGAGCCGCCGAAGGAACGAACGACGACCGCGTGATGGCGCTCGCCGGAGCACTTGAGATGTTCCGACGGTACGGGAGTCATCCGAAGGATGTACGAATATCCAAGAGAGAGAAGCGGGAGTACGTGCCCGATTACGCTTGGAGCTAGGAGGACGAAATGAGCATGATGCTGCCCCCCGATCCCGGCGCCGCGCCGAATCTTCCGGTGCAGCCCGGTGGGGGCGACAACGGCGGTCCGCCGCCGCTTGACGCGCTGAACCAGGGCCCCGTTCCCGCCGGCGGCGGCATCGGCGACCTCCTCTCGGCGCTCGGTCAGGGCGGACCGGACGAGGGCCCCGGCGCGAGCACCGCCGAGCAGTCGATGACCTCCGCCGAACACATCCAGGAGGCGATGAAGCACCTGATGATGGCGCTCGCGAAGGAGCCGGACGAGTCGCAGGGAACCGGGATCGTGAAGGGCATGGGAGCTCTGCAGGCGATCCTCGGTGGGAAGCAGAAGGCCCAGCAGCAGCAGGACCAGATGGCTGCTGCGCCTGGTGCCGGTGGCTGATCCACGCGGATCTACCGTCGCCGAACGGACGACGGATCCGTACCAGACCCAGCCGGCTCAGGACGAGCTCACGATGGTCATTCAGGCTGTCGACTCCGTCGAGCCCTTCCATAAGAACTGGACTGACCAGATCGAGCGTCGCTACAAGGCCTACCGCGGGATCGCCGAGAAGAAGCAGGCCTCGACGCAGAAGTGGCGCTCGAGCCTGACGACCCCGTACATCCTGCAAGTGATCGAGGGCATGCTCGCGACGCTCCTCGACGC